GCCGCAGATGCGCGCCCAGGTCGTTCCGCCCCGGCCTTTCGAGCCGATTGGTATTCGCCGCCGCCGCGGCCTGCTGGACTAGGAGGTAGTCGATGGTCGGTCTTATGGACTTCTTTACGGGCGGCGATCCCGAGCAGATGGCGCAGATTGATCCGCGCTACGGCGTGCCGCGCAGCGATGTGCGCGACGCGGCGGTGAACGCGCTGGCCAACATCAGCGCCACGCTTCTCGCGGCTGGCCAGCCGATCATGCCGGCGCAGCGGGCGCAACTGCTGGCCCAGCTGGGCGGTGCCGCGTCGGGCGTGAACACCGACCTCTACAACGCCTCCCAGCGTCGCCTCATGGGCGCGCAGATGGAGCAGCGCCGTTCCGAACTCGAGGACACGCGCCGCCTGGGCGAGCTTATGCGCGACCCGGCGGCCTTCCAGCAGGCGACGGGCTACGACCTGCGCCAGTTTTCCGGCATGCGCCCGAACGAGGTGAGCCAGGTTCTGCGCCAGGTGCGCACGCAGCAGCTAACGCAGGATCCGAACGCGCGCGAACTGACGGCGCTGCAGGTCGCGGATGCGCGTCGGCGCGCGGGCATGCCGATCACGCAGGAAGTCGGGGGTGTGCTCTACAACTACGACGAACAGGCGCGCCGCTGGGTGCCGCAGACGACCCGCCAGCCTGCCGGTGGCCTCGAGGGCGAAGCGCAGTCCATCGTGCTGCAGGGCATGCGTAACCCCGCGATTGCTGGCACGCCCGAGTATGCGGTCGCGTTCACGCGCCTGTATGGGCCGCGCACCGAGATCCGCAACGGCGAGGTCGTCACGATCCAGCCGGAGGTTCCGGTCGGCGTGCCGCGTCCGTCGCCGCGCGCCATGGAGGCCGCAGCTGCGGCGCCGAATGCCCCAGGTGCTGCCACGCCTAGCGAGCAGCCCCCGGCTGGCGGTGGCGAGACGCGCACGGTCACGACGCCGGGCGGTGGGCAGGTGTCCATCACCAGCACGCAGCCTCGCGCGCTGGCGCCTGCGGAAATCCAGCTGCGCGAGGAGGCCGAGACGAACCTGGGCAACCTTCGCAGCGCCGAGAACGCCCTGCGCGATGCGCTGCGACTGAGCCCGCAGGCCTACGCCGGCCCGGCAGCAGGCGCTCGCGGCGCGCTTGTGGGCACGCTGAACCTCGACGCCGATACCGCCGCAGCGACACGGCAATTCGGCGCGATCATGACGGAGCAGGCGCTATCGCAGCTTCGCGCGATCTTCGGCGGCAACCCGACCGAAGGCGAGCGCAAGATCCTCGTCGACATGCAGGCCGGCGTGAACATGAGCCGACCGGAGCGCGAGGCGCTGCTTAACCGCGCGATTGAGGCCGTGCAGAACCGCCAGCGCAGCGCGGAGCGGCGCCTGCAGGAGGTCGTGCGCGGCGACTTCGGGCGCGTGCAGCCGGGCTTCACGGCGCCTGCCGCCCCCACGCGCCAGACGCCTCCCCCGCCCTCTGGCTTTGAGGCAATTCGCTGATGGCTCAAACCGCTATCAACCGGGAAACCGGCGAGATCCTTGTCCTGCAGGGCGACCAGTGGCAGCCCGCGCAGCGCGCCCGCAACCCGCAGACGGGCGCGGAGGTCTTCTTCGACGGGACCGATTGGCGCCCCGTCCCTACCGCACCGCAGCCGGCGCCTACGGTGGCGCAGAGTGCCGCGCGCGGGGCTGGCCTAGCGGCGCGCAACTTCGCGGACATCGGCGCAGGCGCGGCGGTGGGCGCGGCGATGGGCGCGCCTCTGCTTGGCGTGGGCGCGATCCCCGGCGCGCTGGCTGGCGCCACGGCGGCGGCCCTGGCGCGCCCCTTCTCCGACCTCGCGGTGAACGCCTGGAACGCCGCCACGGGCGGGCGCCAGGCGACGCCGTCGCAGGCGGTCGAGGGGCTGATGGACCGCGCGGGCCTGCCTCGCCCGGCGACGTCCGCCGAGCGCATCGTCGGCACGACCACGCGCGCGGGCGTTGAGGCCCTGTCGGGCGCGGGCGCGGCGCGGGCTATCGCCGGGCTTCCTGGCGCGATGGCACCCGCCGCCGGGCCTTCTGTCGGGCGCGGGGTGGCGGAGACGCTGGCCACCGGGCCGGGCGGGCAGGCCGCTGCGGCGGCGACTGCAGGCGGCACGACGCAGTCTCTCCTTGAGGCTGGCGCGCCGACCGAGGTCGCGGTACCTGTCGGCATGGCGGCCAGCATGATCCCCACGCTGCGTCCGCAGAACGTGTTCCCCGCGCGTAACCCGCCCATGCGCGAGGAGAACCTGTCGATCCTCCGCCGGGCGGGTGTCCCCCTCACCCCCGCGCAGGAACTCGGCAACCCGAGCGCGTCCGTCTTTGAGGACGTGATGCGCTACCTGCCGACGTCGGCGCCCCGGTCTGCGGCGGCGCAGGACGACGCGATGCGCGGCTACACGCGGGCGCTGCTGCGGCAGGCTGGGGTGGACAGCGATGTCGCCACGCCTGACGTGCTGAACGCTGCGCAGCGCGCCTTCGGGCAGCGGTTCGACGCCCTTGAGGCGGCGACCGTGCTGCGGCCCGACCAGCGTTTCGACGCCGAGCTTGGGGCCATGCGGCAGCAGTACACGCGCGGCCTGGACGAGTCCCTTTATCGGGCCTTCGACGGCCAGCTTCAGCGCGTGCAGGACTTCGCCGCAGCGCGGGCGCAGGGCGCCGAGATGCCGGGCGCGAACTACCGGGTGATCGTGGGCGAGCTCCGCACCGCGTCCAACTTGGCGCAGAACAGCGACAACCCGGCGATCCGCGAGTACGGCAAGGCCATGGACCGCCTGCGCGAAAGCCTCGAGGGGCTGATGGAGCGATCGGCGGGCCGCCAGCCCGCCGCTACGCCCGGCACGCAGGTGGCGGTGGCCGGTGGCCCGCGCCAGCAGATGCCGGCGGTGCGGGGGCAGGGGCAGCAGGCCGACGACCTAGCGGAACGGTGGCGCGAACTGAACCGCGAGTACGCCCTGTTCTCGCGGGTGCGCGAGGCCATGGGCGGCGCGGCTGGTGGTCGGGACAAGATCAACACCGGCTTCATCCCGCCGGGCGCGATCGCGCAGGCCGAGCGGGCGTCCCTTGGCCCGGAGGCCTACGGGATGGCGCAAGACCCCTTCACGCGCCTGGTGCGCGCGGGCGAGGCCGTGCTGCCGAACCCGACGCCGAACAGCGGCACGGCGCAGCGCAGCTTTGCGCAGAACCTGCTGACGGGAGCCCGCACCAGCGCGGCCCCCACGGCGGCGCTGGGCGCGGGCGGTGGTGGCGCGGCGGCGGCTGGCATGCTGGATCCGGTAACGGGCCTAGCGATGAGCCTGGGCATCCCCTACGCCGCGTCGCGCCTTTGGTACGGGCGCCCGCTGACGATGGAGCGGCAGGGTATCCTTGGCCTGCAGTCTCTGCTGGGAGCCGAGGAAGCCGCAGGCCGGTAAAGAAAAGCCCGGCCCCTTGCGAGGGCCGGGCAGTTGCCTGCGGGAGGACAGGTCAGGAGGAAAACAAAAACGCGTCACCCACACGCATTCAGACGCATCTGCCGGGGCGAAGTCAACCTATTTCAATCCGTTACCCGGACAGGCCGCACAGGCCGCAAAATCGGGCATTAGGCGCAGCACTAAGCGCACAAAAATCAACGAGATGGCACGTCGTCCTAGTCCTCACATGATGGTGGGATGCCCGCGCAAGTGCCTTGATTTCTCAGGATGTTAGTGGCGGCTTTACCCCCAGGCGTTACCCGGCGGGGGTAAAAGCCGGGTAAACCGGCTAAACCGGGTAAACCTGCTAAACCCCGCCTCACCCATTCACGACCCGGTCCATGGTGGCCGCGAGCTCCTGGTCGTCGCCCGTCAGGACGCCCGCGTAGACGATCATCGTCACCTCGACGTTGGCGTGGCCCAGGCGCTCCGACACGGCCTTCAGCGGCATCTTCTCGCGCAGGAGGTGGGTGGCGTGGCTGTGGCGCGTGGAGTGCAGGCAATACCCCTCGTCCAGGCCGATCGCGCGCAGGGCGTCCTTCGTGGCTGACGTCATGTAGGAGAGGGTGGGCCGGTCGCCCCACACGGTTTGCAGGACGTGCTTGTCGGGCTTGCCGGCGCAGGCCTTGAGCTCGTCCCAGAGAGACTTCGTCATGCGGATCGAGCGGACGGACTTGGCCGTCTTCGGCTTCTTCTCGTACTCGGCCTGCCCGACGCGCACGACGGTGCGGGCGACGTGGACGATCCCCGTCTCCAGGTCGACGTCGGACCAGCGCAGGGCGCACATCTCGCCGCGGCGCATACCGGTGGCCAGCGCGAGGCGGATCATGCGGCCCAGGAAGGGCTTGTCGGCAGCGTAGGTGAGCAGCGCCTTGATGTGGCGCTTCTCCAGCGGCTTGCGGGCCTCGCTCTCGCCCTTCGGCGCGGCCACCTTCTTCATCGGGTTCTTGGCCAGAACGCCCGCCGCGACGGCCTGGTTGAACATGGCCTTGAGGTGGTGGTGGGTGATCGTCATGGTCCCCGGCCCAACCTGCCGGATGCGCGACAGGTAGAACTCCTCGATGTCGTCCCGGTCGATCGACTTCAGCGGGCGGTCGCCGTAGAGGGCCAGGAAGGTCTTGATGAGGTTTTCCTGGCTGGCGTGCGTCAAGTCGGAAATCTGCTGCAGCCCGACGCGCCGACGCTGCCACTTGGCCCAGTGCTGGCGAACCGTGTCGGCGGTGATCTCGACGAGGTCGCCCGCGTGGGCGCTTTTGAGGAGCTCGATGCGGCGCGCCTCCGCGTCGATCTCCGAGCCCTTCAGCGTCTCCGTCGAGAACTTGCGGCGGCCCGCCTCGTCCTTCGTCTCGATGCGGATGCGCCACACGCCGGGGGCGCGCTGGAACTTCGTCACCTTCATCTCGTCTGCCATTGCCATCTCCATCGGGGCTGTACCCCGAAGGATAGTGGGAATTGCGTCTAGGACGCAAGCCAGTTGATATGGGGTCTAAACTTTTTTCACCGAGGGCCATTTTCCCTATTGCGTCTAGTCCGTCAGGCGGAATAGAAGGATGAGGCCAACGCAAAACGGCTCAGAGGAGGAGCACCCCATGGAAACCAATTCCCCTTACTACTGGCTTCGGGCAATCAGCGGCGGCCTGCTGTTCGCGGCTGGCATGTTCGCCTTCTTCTTTGTCGGCGGCCTGTTCACATGAGCCCCTACGTCATCCCCGAGACGATCGGCGTGCTGCGTGCGCGCATTGACGTACTTGAGCAGCTGCTGCGGCAGGTGCATCCCGAAAGCCAAGAGGCCTTCCGCATCCACCAGAAGCTGGCCCAGACGGGCCGCCAGTTGGCGGTGAAGGAAGGCCGAAGCGCGGAGATCAAGCTGTGACCATCGGCAACCTGCTGGCCGCCCGCGAGCAAACCCACGGCGACTACCGCACGAAGGCGGAGACGATCCAAAGCCTTAAGCGGCGCATGCGCTGCCCAGACGGCTGGGACAACCTGACGCCCTACCAGCGCGAGAGTCTAGAGATGATCGCGTCCAAGATTGGGCGCATCCTGCACGGCAACGCCGACGAGATTGACCATTGGCAAGACATCGCCGGCTACGCCATGCTCGTTGTCCGCGAGCTTGAGGCTCGCCCGACTTCCGCCGCCGGAGGCGCGGAACCCCCGCCGGGAAATGCGATCCCCCCAAACGCGCCCGGCGGGGAGCCTCCCGCGCCGAGCG